TGTGTTGGGCATCTTTACCCCAGCTTCATTTGCACACCACATTATATAACTTCCGCACCATGGTTGAAATTTAGACTTTGTAAACTTACCGTACTTTGTCTCGTTATCTTTTGGACCCTCGATGTATCCAATTTCCGATAATGCTACTTCTACTAGTCTTGCTGCTGATCCTTGTACTGCTGCCATTTTAATTCTCCTATTTATTTTCAATTGAATTGGTAAAGCAAATGCTTACATATGTTTATTATAGCATTTTATTATTTGCTGGGGATATAGGATTCGAACCTATGACCTAGAAGTTAACAGCTTCCCGCTCTGCCTGCTGAGCTAATCCCCAATTGTGTCCCCAGATGGTCTCGAACCATCGACCCGCAGATTAAAAGTCTGCTGCTCTACCAACTGAGCTATAGGAACGCACCCCTGGCTGGAATCGAACCAGCGACCAACAGATTAGAAGTCTGTTGCTCTTCCGCTGAGCTACAGAGGTATATTTATATAATTTATATAATCGCCATATGCGCTAACTCTTGTCCACAAGGAAATTGTATATCTTAGGTCACCGTAACAAGGCTCAACTAAATGTGGGTACATACTGTTTCCTGGAAAAGCAATTAGCATTCCAGACTTGGGCTTTATTTTTAAATCTTGTTTTGGAAAAACAATTTCTCCACCTTCGTAATTATCATTTAAATAAATTAAAACTGACATGTGCCCGCTCCAAAGATCTGATTGTTGATATACGATAGGGGGTTCCAGTGGATCAAAAAATTGAGATTTTATAAAATCAATATGTTCTTCTAGCAATACTCCTTGTTTTCTATCAGTAAAGTCAACAGTTCTATCTCTATCAAACTGATAGCCGTACATTCTAGTAGCTTCAGCTCTCATCAAATGTTCGTATGACTTAGCAAGCTCTCTCTGAAAATAAGCTTTTTTGTACTCTTTTTCTTGTTCATCATTACGTGGCTCGTTTGCTAGCTTACAATATTTTAATAGTATATTAACATGCTCAGAAGGCATAAAGTTTTCTATAATTTTTATATTTTCTTTATCCCCAGAAAATAAATTTTTTATTGTACTTAAATTACTATGCATTTTTTTACCAATCTTTTATATTTTTGCACACGGAATGTTAGTTAACTATTGTATGCTACCGTCATGATTTTTGTCAATAGTTGTTTCGACTATCTGCTGAACATATTCAGAAAAATGTTTTCTTGTGCTACCAGATGGCCTGGATCCAAATGCTAGCCATATTCTCTTATACTCAACTATATTAGCAAAAGTTGTAGGGCACACGACTACGCCGTGATACTCTTTTAGCACGGTTGGAAGTGGGACATGTTTCCCGCAGCACTTACACTCTTTAGCCTTTTCTTGATATGTACTCATATTATTAACATCCTATCCATTGATTCCTTTAGTTCTTGTGGCATTCTTGGTGCCCTTATCATATTTTGAGCATACTCTATCTCTTCACTATCTCTATCATTTAACATTGAGCTATAAGTATGAATATCTATTTCTTGATTATTTTCAAATCTGGTTCTGCTTATTGCATTATATATCGATCCACATACAGCATCTGCTAAGTCCTTAGAGCCTTTTCTTGGGTGATCAACTCTATCACGCATTATCTTTAGCTGTAGTAGTTCGTCTATTAGAAGAGGTATTCTAGGGCCAAGCAATCTTTCTTCTAGAACTATCATGGCCATATCATCATAGTGTTTTTTTGCAACAGACAAAATTTCAGTGTTAATTCCATACTGTTTTAGCTGCTGCATCATGTCATGAGAGTTCCATCGGTCAAATGTACAAACACGTATCTTGAACCCCATAGTTCTTAATGCTAAAATATAATCCTTAACTTCAGTAAAGTCTACAGACTTGTCTGCTGTTGGAGTCCAATACCTTACTGCATCTACCTCAACTATTGGTGCTGGCTGAGAATATTCATTTGTTATTTTTATGTTAACCCACTTTTGTACATGAGCTAGGGATACTGCACAGTGGTCATGCTTTTGAGCTAAGTCAACATGTATAAAATATTCTTTATCTGGGTCTGGTGCAAACCAATTTTCAAATCGCCCAAAGCTATCTATAGCAATTGCAGTATTTCTAAATGCTGATTCAATTTTTTCCCTTGACTTAAAGAATGCATCTATGGCTTCAGCTGGCATACAAGCAAATCTTCCTAGAGCATCTGATGGATTTTTATAAAATGCAACCTTAAAATCTTCTATCTTTCTAACTGGATTAACATCCCACGTTGGTCTTTTAAGCGCATACATCTTTGGATACTTATATGAGATGATATGATCTTCTTCCCATTCAACATCAAATTCATTTCCGTCGGTTCCGTCTGGAAGATCATCATCTAGCTTAAAATGATGAGTTCTTATAACAGTTTCCTTTTCAGCAACCACGTCGTCATATCTTTGCTGTATATAATCATTTTTGTATCTTGGGAATGAAAGCAGAATTACTTTGCCAAAGTCTGGAAAACGTGAATCTACGGATGCCCTGTACATATCATAAATTGCAGAGCCTGTTTTTGCCTGCTCGTGACCAGTTGTATTTTCAATTGCAAAGCCAGAAATTTCATCAAGGATGATTACAATAACGTTGTATCCTTCCCAAGCTTCTCTTTCAGAGTGCCCTGAGTGTACAGTAATTGCTTTATCAAATTTAATTTCAGAAGCCTTTGCTTCATATCTGCCAACAAACCACGGGGATTTATCTATTCGTGTTTTAAAGCCTTTAAAGAAAACATTGTTTGCCTGCTGAGAGTTAATAGCAATGTTAATAATATCAATTGAGTCTCCAGGTGGCTTTCCATAATATGTTGCTGGGTCTTTTAAACACAACAGTAAATAAACTATATAGGATACTGCAATGGTTGAGCAGTAGTCTTTTCCAGATCCCTTTCCTAATTGAGCAACAACCTCATTGGCTGTTTGCTTAAACATTCTTTTTCCCTCTTCGTGGCCAAATAGTTTAATTAGTGTTGACTCTTTATATATCTGAGAGCTTTTTTCTATTAAAGTATATTGGTATTCTGAAAGCGGTGGCAAGCCAAGATAATCTGGGCTCTGCACAAATGTTCTTAAGTCTACTGGCTTTTCTTCAAACTCTTCGCCATCTAAAATATCAATTAAATCAGAAAAATCAAACGACATCTGCGTCCTCAATTATAACTGCTTCCACTATCCCAGTTATTTGAGACAAACGTTTAGCAACTTCCATTTTGCATTTTGGACATACAGATGTAACTTCTTTTAATATTTTTACTAATACATCTTGCTTACGCTCTGCTTCTGCAACCTGAGAAGCCAATTCATTATTTTCAAGTACTCCAACGTCTTGAAGCATGCCTATTCTTTTGCCTTCAATGTCTGCTATAAGCTTTAAGGCTCCAGACTTAACATTTAGTTGACCAGCCTGATCTGCGTCTTCTACGGTCTTCCAGGCCTCTTTTATGAGCATTGCATAGTGTTGGTCTGCTCCCGATATGGCTTCTTTAGCACGGTCTCTAAGTCCGCTATCATTGCGAACTACAGACTTCCACTCATCAATAAACTCAACAACCTCTTTACGAGAGAAGCCAGTAATTGTTGCAATTTGGGTAGCGCTGTTACCCTTAAGCAGTTCTTCAACTACTTTGTTCATTCTATCAAAATGTTGTGATAATTCTATTTCAGACATATATTTATTATACTTCTAGTTGACTGAAATAGCAAGTTTCTTAGCAATTTTAAGTAAGATTAAATAGCCAATCATATCGTCAATATCATTATCCCCTGCAAATCCTGAGCCATTCTTGATCCTATTAATCTTATCATCAATACGGATTTTAATTTGCTCTTGATTGTCCGCCTGGGAAAATATACGAATAGGAGATAATGCTGAATCCCCATATGAAATATTCTTCTTAATTAACATCTCTGCAATATCAAGACACTCTCTAATTATTTTATGTCCAGAAGGTGCATCTGTTGCTATTAATTGTAAGTCTGTTACCCATGCTTGATAGCTATCTTTATTTGGATAATCTGTTGCCGCCATTATCTAGTTCCCTTCACCATTGGATCCTCTATCCATTGTATATAATTACCGTCATTCCATGACTGGCTTCCATAAATATGCTTTACGGATTCAAAATGAAATATGCGCCACTTGTCTTTGCCGTAACAGTGGAACTTATACATCTTAGCATTATCAGAAGAGTTTAACAAGTCTGAGTTTTCAATTAAATCTTCTACACTTATATCCAATGCCTTTAATATTCCCTGTGTCCATATAGCTGGGCCAGTATGCGTATGCACAAAATGCGGTGATCCATATTCTGGATTTGACAACTTATGTTTAATTAAATCTAATACTGATTTTAATATGGGGTTCCCTGCTGTAGATGCAAATGTCCACTGACAAAAGTGATGGTTGGTCTCTGGACAAACTATGAAGTCTTTATCATCAAGCATCCACATATCTATAGGCTCTAAGCATTCTGTATCTAAATCAGCATATACTCCGCCATACTTATAGATAATCATATATCTCCATAGATCTCCACGCATAACTCCAACTGGTAATCCTATAAAAAAATCGTGCCATTCTTGACCAAATTCTTCTAGAACAAATCTGGCGGCCTGAGCATCATCCATATATCTATGATCATACTCTGGATTAAAATTTTTCCATGTTTGCATGGCCTCATGCATATATGTCTGTAGTTGATCGTATGGATCCTTATATGTCTGCCAAATTATTTTAGGAATTGTCATTATTAAACTCCGCAATAAATGTTCCAGTTACCTCAAACTTCTTATAATCTGTAATGCCTTTAAACTTTTCTAAAACTCTTTCCATCGTCCAGTCTTCTTCTACATGAACCTCATATGGGTTTCCATTAATTGCATCTTGGTGGTAATGAATGATTGGTATTGAAATCATTGCATACCTAGCCTGCTTTGATATATTTTCCCATAAATCAACAGCATCAGACTCTGACATATGCTCAAGAATATCGCCTAGGATTACTAGATCATATTTGAAATTTGTCATCTCTCTTACATCAATTGCAAATAACTTATCGTATCTATTCAGCAGATCAAATTGATCTATGTAGGGTTGCCAAACCTCTACGGCACTTACTACGACACCAGCTCCTAATCCTTCCCTAATTAAATTAAGATATGTTCCTTGACCAGCTCCTACGTCTAATACAGTTGTTGGAGACAACTCGATTATTTTTTGCTGAGCCCATGGTTTATTTTCTGGATTAGAGTATCCCATTTAGTATTTCTCTTTTCTGTGTTGTTTGAAATGTTGATTCCGTAGGAAACAATGTGCATGGAAATTCTGATGAAGGCTTAACTGTATATACATTAAACAGATTTTGTTGTCTAAACATATACCAGTCTAAAGGTAGATTAAATCTGTATGAGTTATCTATCATTTTCTGAGCCGCCGTTCTTGTGATCACATAGCATAAGCATGACCAATCTTGATACGCTAAGCATACATCGTCAGCCCCAAAGTTATGGCTGCTTGTGTGCTTTCCGAATTGATCTGCTGGAGAAAACGCATGAAACGAATCCCAGTTTTCTGGGAGCTGACTTATATAATTAATTAAAATATCCATAAATCCATCTGAATGAACTATATCGTCTTCCATTAATATCAGGTAGTCTGCGTCTGATTTTAAGAAATTATGCCATGCTGTCCAGTTGCTTGCCCATATTCCAATCTCACCATATCTCCAGCCTTGCTCTCCATGAAGACTATATCCATTTTTATCTGGCACAAAACCAGGATTGTTTTTTACAAAATTCTCAAGATCTTCGTGGCTTGATATTTTAATTGTTGGTGTATCTAATGCCTTTGAGTATGAGTGTAGATAGTCATTCATTGATTTGACTAATGTTGACCTTTCATCATTTCCTTCAATGTGAAAAATTTTATGTGTAAACTTCATCTTTTTTTAATTAATCCAAACTGCTCTAGGTATCTTTGTATGGTCATAGCAGATACTTGACACTCTTTGCCTATTTCAGTAACCGTCTTTTTTTGAACGACGTACCTTCTATATAGCCACTCTTTACTTTGATATAATTTCATCTCTCTGTCAAAACCTTATTAGCGTAGTGTGCAATTCCAAACGAATCTGCAACGTCAAAATCGTTTAAACTTAGACCATATTTATTATTAAAATAATCTACTGTTCTTTGCTTACGCATATTTCTTATTTTATTTTTATACCAGGAATCAGCATATCCTGGATTAACTAATCTTATTGCAGCTTTTTCTTCTTTTGTTGGGTTTTTGTTTCCAATATACGCTTGCCAAGACGTTGGAGAAATAGT